CAATGATGCGTATTTGCAAAACCGAACACGTTCCAAGTGATAGAAATTTTAGAAATGCATGGAGTGTTAAGTAATGGCAGAAGAAGAATTAATAGAAGAAAATGCTCCAGACGTGGACATTGAAATACCACAGACGATTGAAGCCCCTAATATGGTTTTAATCGGAGCAACTGAATATTCAGTAGAAGACTATACAATACCCGCCGAAAGAACATTTAGAGAGGCGTGGTCATCACCGCCAGAAGGTGGTTCAGTTATTGAAATTGATATAACAAAGGCAAGAGATGTTTGGCGTGATAAGATACGCCTTGCAAGAGAGCCAGAGCTACCAAAGTTAGATGCTGAATTTATGAAGGCATTAGAAACTGGAAATACATCTGAACAAACATCTATTGCAGCACAGAAACAAGCGTGGCGTGACGCCCCTGCTCACCCAGACATTGATGCAGCGACTACGTTAGATGAGTTAAAAGCTGTTCAGCCAATTCCAAATGTTACCATAGGATAATTAGTTTTTAATTAGTCAAAAAGGAGAAAGAAATGACTGATAATAAAACTGTGACTATCAATGAAGTTGAATATAATTTAGATGACTTTACTGATAAACAGATGATGCTTTTTAATCATGTTAGCGATTTAGAAAGAAAAATAAAAAATGCAAGATTTAATATGGATCAGCTTTTAGTAGGAAGAGATACCTTCGCTGAACTATTAGTAAAAAGTCTTGATGAAAAACCTGAGGAAGACAGCAAAAAAGAAGCTGCCTAAACTTTATGTCAACTCTTGAGCAAATACGAATAGCTGCTGAGAATGATCTTGTAACTTTTATTAAGTTAGTAGCACCAGAACAAGTACTAGGGCAATGCCATGAGGATGTTTGTAATTGGTGGACTAGACCAGATGCTAAGACACATCAGCTTTTGTTGTTTCCTAGAGACCACGGTAAATCAAGATTAATTGCTTTTCGTGTAGCTTGGGAGTTGACAAAGAACCCAACTTTGCGTATACTATACATATCAGCTACAGCTAACCTTGCTGAGAAACAACTTGGGTTTATCAAAGGTATACTGACATCGGATATATACAGAAGGTATTGGCCTGAACATGTAAATGCTGATGAAGGTAAAAGAACACGATGGACTAACTCAGAGATTATGTTAGACCATCCATTAAGGAGGAAAGAAAATGTTAGAGACCCTTCGGTCTTTACTGGTGGACTCACTACTTCGCTTACGGGATTACATTGTGACATCGCTGTCCTTGATGACTGCGTGGTGTATGAAAATGCTTACACAGGCGAGGGACGCAATAAAGTCAAAAGTCAATACTCTCTTCTCTCGTCTATTGAAGGTGCTGAAGCGAAAGAGTGGGTAGTAGGAACTAGGTATCATCCTGCTGACTTATACAATGATCTGCTGCAGATGACAGAAGATCAGTACGACAACAGAGGCGACAAGATAGGTGAGGATAATATCTACGAGATATTTGAAAGACCTGTAGAAGAAAGAGGTGATGGAACTGGCGAGTTCCTTTGGCCTAGAACCCAACGCAAAGACGGTAAGTGGTTTGGGTTTGACATGAAGATACTAGCCAAGAAACGTGGTCAGTATCTAGACAAAGGGCAGTTCAGAGCGCAGTACTACAACGATCCTACTGACCCTGACAACGTACCTGTTAGTCCTGATAAGTTTCAGTACTACGAAAGAAAACACATAAGAGAAGACAACGGTTACTTATTTTACAGAGACTCTAGGTTAAACGTATTTGCTGCTGTTGACTTTGCTTTTAGTTTAAACAAACGTGCTGACTATACAGCCATAGTTGTGATAGGTATTGATGCGGAAAACAACATCTACGTCTTGGACATCAATAGATTCAGGACTGACAGAATATCTGACTACTTTGAAAACATCTTACACATGTCAAACAAGTGGTCATTCAGAAAGCTCAGAGCAGAAACAACAGTCGCACAAATGGCAATCGTCAAGCAACTCAAAGAACTCATCAAGCAACACGGCCTAGCTATCAGCATAGATGAGTACAGACCTAATAAGAACCAAGGTAACAAGCAAGAAAGAATAGCTTCAATCCTTGAGCCACGTTATGATAACATGGGTGTGTGGCACTACAGAGGTGGTAATACTCAAATACTAGAAGAAGAACTATCCTCTAGAAACCCTGCACATGATGACGTAATAGACGCACTAGCATCAGTAGTTGATATGGCTGTCAAACCTGCTAGAGCAATACGTAGGAGTAAAGACAACGTGGTACAATTTAATAGTAGATTTGGTGGAGTATCCTTCTAATGGCAGGAACAACTATTGACCTTCAGAACCTGATTGATCCTCACGGTGTTGCAGTAGATATTGCAGACCGTTGGACAACATGGAATAATGCAAGAAGAGAAAAGATAGAAGAGTGGAAAGAGTTACGTAATTACATTTACGCTACTGATACTCGTACTACTTCTAATAGTAAACTACCTTGGACAAACAGTACAACTACACCAAAGCTTACACAGATAGCTGACAACCTACACGCTAACTACTTTGCAGCTTTGTTTCCTCAGAAGCGTTGGTTTAGGTTTGAGGCTAGTGATGCTGAGTCAGACACAAAGAGAAAACGAGATGTTATCCAAGCATACATGGAAAACAAAATTGCTCAGTCTGACTTTGTAAATACAACAAGTAAACTAATCAATGATTACATTCAGTATGGTAACTGCTTTGCTACAGTAGATTTTGTCAGAGACTTTATAGAGTATGAGGATGGCGAAAGAGCAGTAAAGTATGTAGGTCCAAAGCTAGTAAGGATTAGCCCTTTTGATATATGCTTCAATCCTGTAGCAGCATCCTTTGAGGACAGTCCTAAGATAGTACGCTCAGTTATGTCTGTAGGTGAGCTAGCTAGAAAAATAGAACAAACAGTAGACAATGCTTACCTAAAACAAATCTTTGACAAGATGATGACTAACAGGTCTGCTGTCTCTGGTTATAGCGGTGGTAATGACGTTGACGTAGATAAGTCTAACGGTTTCATAGCAGATGGTTTTACCAGTCTAACAGAATACTATGAGTCAAACTACGTAGAGATTATGACTTTCTACGGTGACATCTATGACAAAGACGAAGGTACTTTCCATAAGAATAGAGTTATAACAATAGTAGATAGAGCTTACGTTATAAGCAATGAGCAAAACCCTAGTTGGTTAGGAAGGTCTTCTATCTATCATGTAGGTTGGAGAGAGCGTCCAGATAACTTATATGCTATGGGAGCACTTGACAATCTTGTTGGTATGCAGTATCGTATAGATCATCTAGAAAATCTCAAAGCTGATGTCTTTGATCAGATAGCTTACCCTATTATTAAAATCAGAGGTGACGTAGAAGACTTTGACTTTGAACCTGCAGCACGTATATACATGGGAGAAGAAGGTGACGTAGGTTACCTAGCACCAGATGCTACAGCACTAAACGCTGACTTTCAGATACAGAACCTAGAAAACAAAATGGAGATGATGGCAGGTGCTCCAAGAGAAGCTATGGGTATCCGTAGTGCAGGAGAGAAGACAGCCTTTGAAGTACAGCAGTTGATGACTGCAGCAGGACGGATCTTCCAACACAAGACTGCACACTTTGAGAGAGTATTCCTAGAGCCTATCTTAAACGGAATGATTGAAGCTTCCAGACGTAATATGGACTACGCAGATACAATCAGAGTTCTAAATGATGACACAGGTATATTCTTCTTTGACCAAATAACCAAGGAAGATATAAAAGCGAATGGTAAGATTGTACCTATGGGTGCTAGACACTTTGCTGAAAGAGCACAAAGAGTACAAAGCTTAACACAACTTTATCAGATAAAACTCGCTGATCCTACAGTTGCTGTACACCTGTCAGGTAAAGAGTTTGCTAGGATCTTGGCTGATGAGCTAGGAGAACCTGCTCTATTTGGTGACAACATAACTGTCACTGAGCAGCTAGAGACCCAACGTATCTCTACAGAAGCAGAGGTACAATATGAAGAAGAGCAACAAGTAGCAATAGAAAAAGGATTGTAAAATGCCGTATAAAAAGGGTAAAGTACAAAAGTACTCCAACTCAACTAAGAAACCTATGGAAAAAAAGAAACCAATGAAAAAGAAGCCTATGAAAAAATAAATGAAGGCTGCTTGGTACAAAAAATGTAAGACGCAAGAGGACAAGGACAAAGTTAAACAAACACTTATGTCCAACAGAGATAGTCTCTTGCATCTTGAAGAAATTCTTGAGTCCATGCTTGAGGATAGACCAACTATGGCTGACTATGACAGTCCTTCTTGGTCACACAAAATGGCTGATCGTATCGGCTACAACAGAGCACTAAACCAAGTGCTAGATCTTATTAACCTAGATAAGGAATAAAATTATGGTATTTACTACTGATAATACTGCAACCACACAGGAAGATCAGAACAACGAGACTCAAGGGCAGGAAACCCCTAAACAGGAATCTTTCCTTGATAAACTCGTTCAGGCAAAGGGAGAGAACTGGCGTGACCCTGAGACTCTTGCCAAAGGTAAACTTGAAGCAGATGGATATATAAAGACCCTAGAGGATCAGTTATCTCAGATGCGAGAGGATATGAAGAAGCAAGATTATCAAGCTCAGATTCTTGAACAACTACAGAACAAGGCTGCTGAATCTACCACAGCAAATACTGTAGAGCCAAATAATAATGGTAGCATTAACGAACAGAATACCACTGGGGTTGTTAATGAGGAAACTTTGAAGAGCCTTGTTGAACAGACACTTACTCAACGAGAAAAAGACAACACTGTGCAACAGAATCTTACTCAAGTTGATATGGAGTTAGATAAATCTTTTGGAACTGAAGCTACTGCTACAGTTGAAAAGAAAGCTAAAGAGTTAGGTATGTCAATGGAACGTCTTCGTGATATTGCTGCTGAATCTCCATCGGCGTTTTTTACTCTCATAGGTGAACCACAGAAAACATTTAACCCTATGGTTAGTGGTTCTGTGCGAACAGAAGGTGTCAACATGCAAGCCTCGTCAGAACGTAATTGGGAATACTACCAAAAGTTAAGGCGAGAAAATCGTAATCTGTACTATACACCTAAGATCCAACAACAAATGTTTGCGGATCAACAAAGACTAGGTGATAAATTTGGTATGTAATAAAAAGGAGAAGTACCAATGGCAATGACTACAGCCAACACTACTTTCCTGCAGCGCACTAACGTCTATTCAGCGGAGCTAAAAGAAATCCTCCGTGATGAAATGATGGCGCAAAGATACGTACGGATGCTTGAAGGTTTTCCAGATGGTAACAACTTCAAAATTCCTTCTATCGGTCAGGCTCAAGTAGACAACTACAGCGAAGATTCTGCTGTAACTTATCGTCCTCTAGATACAGGCGAGTTCTCATTTAGTGTAGACAAATACTTGTCATCAGCCTCTTACATGACTAAGAAAGCTGAACAAGACACATTCTATGCTAACGAAATGATGTCTCGTTTCGTACCTGAGCAGGAACGTGCAATAATGGAGCACTTTGAAACAACCACTATGGCTGCTCCAGAAGCAGGTGTTTCAGCTAACTCACAAGAAAGCATTGATGGTATCCATCACCGTATGGCAGGTGGTAACTCTGGTGTTATTGAACTAGCAGACTTTGCTTACGCTCGTTTTGCGTTGAAGAAAGCAAATGTGCCAGATCAAAACATGGTGGCTATCGTTGATCCATCAGTTGAGTTTATCTTAAACACACTATCAAATGTCGTGAACGTATCTAACAACCCAATGTTTGAAGGTTTAGTTCGTGACGGTATCGCAACAGGTATGCGTTTTGTAGCTAACGTGTATGGCTTTGATGTCTATACATCTAACTACTTAGCAGACGTGTCAGACAGTGCTCTACCAGAGCGTGATGGTTCTACAACTAAGAACTACTCATCAACAAACGGTAAAGCAAACTTGTTCTTCTCAGCATCCCCAACAGTTAATCCTTTTGTTGGTGCTTGGAGACAAATGCCTGAAGTTGACTACGATTACAACAAGGACTTCCAACGTCATGAGTTCGTAACAACTGCACGTTATGGTGTGAAACTGTATCGTCCTGAAAACATGGTCGTTATCGCTAGCGATCCAAACGTATAAGGAGGATAGATAATGTCTTACACTAACGCAGATGGACTTCAAGTCCTAACAAACGGTGCAGCAGGTGTTGCAGCTAACAACGGTGTTACAGCTAAGTCTGAAGTAAAGACTTTGGTTGTAAATATCGCAGACGCTACAACATTAGGCTCTTCTGCCGCAACTCCTGATGATCAAGAAGCTTTCATCCCTTCTGGATCATACATCACAGGAGCACACCTACTTGTAACTACTGCCTTTACCTCAGGGGGTTCAGCCACCTTAGGTATTGGTACGTACGAACAAGACGGTTCTGCTATTGATGCAGACGGTATTGATGCGACTATCGCACTTGCTGCTCTTGCAGCTAACAAAGCAGTAGCTTGTGATGGTGCTCAAGTAGGAGGCACAGCCCTTGTAACAGCAGATGCTTATGTTAAAGCTAACTACGGCACTGCAGCGTTTACAGCAGGTGCTGCTAAATTGGTCATAACATACATTGAACCATAAATAGCAAAGGGGTGTTCCTTCGGGAGCACCCTACACATTCTTAGGAGTTTATAATGCCAAACATAAATCACTCAACGCTAACTGATCCGTACTTACATGAGCCTAAAGGAGTTTCCTCTGCAAATGCGGCTGATGTTTATGTTGCTGATGGGTCAGGCAGTGGCTCTTGGAAAGACTACGTTAATTACTTATCTGCTGTTCAACCTTTTGATATAGTCTCACCACTAAGTATTGCTTTAACAACATCTGATGCTCAGTTAGTATTCAATGCTACTACACTAGTTTCTAGCAACTTTACAGTGGACTACTCAGCAGGAACATACACAAGATTTAAAAATACAGGTGGCGATGGTATTTTCTTAGCAACCTTTAATCTGTCTACAAAATTGTCTGTAGGAGCTAGCCACGATGTACAGTATGCTCTATTTAAAAACGGTACAGAAATTGTAGGATCTAGAAGTATCAGAAACCAAAAGACTGATTGGGGTTCAGTAACTGTACAAGGAGCAACAGCCTTAGCAACAAACGAATACATTGATGTTAGACTAAAAGCTGACGGAGCCTGTACCTTAGTAATAGCTAATGCTGCTATGAATATATCAGGAGTCATAACAACATGAGAACTACTCTTCTACAAATGGTTCAGTCAATACTTAGTGATATGGACTCAGAAGCAGTTAACAGCATTAGTGACACCGTTGAAGCCCAACAGATAGGCTCAGTAATTGAAGATGTGTATTACAATATAATAGCTGCTAGAGAAATACCTGAACATAACAAACTGCTTTCTCTTACTGCTTTGTCAAATACAGCAAAGCCTACACACTTTAAATATCCTGACAGGACTAAAGTTATAAACAGGGTAGACTACAACGTAGGTACAATAGCTGATAAAGACTTCAGAGAAATAGTCTTTGTTGACCCTATGACATTCGTTGACAGAATGGATGAGAGTGGTCTTTTAGTTGAAACATTTGACGGTGCTGTAGATATATTTGTTCAGAACGATACTGCCCCCTCATACTACACATCATTTGATGATGAATACATTATAATGAACGCTTACGAAGCTGATAAAGAAACAAGCCTACAAGCTGACAAAACTAGGGCTTGGGGTTCTTCTTACCCAACCTTCTCACAAACGGATTCATTTGAACCTGACTTAGATCAAACACTCTTACCTTTACTTCTAGCTGAAGCCAAGTCAACTTGCTTTAGTTTGTTTAAGGGAGGTTCTGACGGTAAGGTTGAGCAAGCAGCACGTAGGTTAAAATCTTATGTACAGAACGATCAGTACAAAACAAGACTAAGACCTACTAATCAGTATGGACGTAAGTAATGATTGATATAGAAACAGATACAGTAAACCAGTACTGTGTCATAAGATCTGATAAGATGCTTTCAGAGGTTTACGTTGAAAAAGAAGAAAGCGGTTATGCGTTTTTTAGAATAAGATTTGAAAAGGGTTCAGTCCCAGAAGAGTTGTCTGGTAGATATACTAGTCTAGAAAAAGGTAAACAAGCTGTAGAAAACTACATATGGAACAGAAAGAAAACAAAAGCTGTTCTCCGTAATGAGTATGCAGACAAACGAGAGATAGAACGTAATGGCTCAAAGTCTGAATCAAAAGACAGTCAATAACTTTGTTCGTGGATTAATTACTGAAGCTGCAGAGTTAACTTTTCCTGATGGTGCTTCTGTTGATGAACTAAACTGTGATCTACGTAGAGATGGTACTAGAAGAAGAAGACTAGCTCTATCACCTGAAGTTGGTAACCAAGCTATAGCTAATTACTTTCTAGGAGGAAATGATGTAGTTTCCGTTGGTGATTGGGTCAACGTAGGAGGCGATCCTAACAAACAGTTCTTAGCTGTTCAGATAGCTGAAAGAGTATACTTTATAGACAAGAGTACAGCACCTTATTCTGCTCAAGCTCATGCTGATTATATAGACTTACTTGCCTACGAAAAAATATCAGGTAAAGTTGAGGAGACTAAATGTCAGTTTACTTCTATAAAAGGTAGACTAGTTATATCCTCATCACAAATGAATACCATAGTTGTAACCTATGTAGATGACACAGCGTCAGGTATTACAGAATCAGAAATATCTTTTAAAGTAAGAGACTTTGAATTTCAAGGAGATACCTCAGAGTACTACGAAACAAAGGCTGAGGCTAGTACAAGTGCTGACAGAAAGTATGATACAAAGAACACAGGTTGGGTAGGAACAAAAGGTGAGGCTGCTCTGACTACTTACCTAGCACTAGACGCTGATGGTAGTGGTGCTGCAGATAACTTATACCCACCCCTCACACACCCTTGGTACGCAGGTAAAGACTCAAGTAATGACTTTGATGCAGCAGAATGGAATAAAGTCTACGGTGGTACAACACTAACAGGTAACGGTCATTATCTCTTAGACTTTTTTACAAAAGATAGGGGAACAGCTTCAGGTCTAACAGGCTTGACTAAGATGACTGATACAGAAAGCTCTAGGTTTGTAACGGTAGAATCTTTTTCTGGAAGAGTTTTTTATGCAGGTCTAGAGAGTGAGGAAAACTCAGGTACTATACTATTCTCAAAAGTAATTGAGGATGTAGAAGACTTCGGAGTTTGTCACCAACAAAACGATCCAACATCTGAGTATGAGTCTGACTTATTAGCGACAGACGGTGGTGTGATAAGAATACCTGATGCTCTTAACATAAAGAAACTATACGCTTACCAAAGCTCTCTGTTTGTATTTGCTGAGAACGGTGTATGGCAGATAACAGGTGTTGATGGTGTCTTCAGAGCTACAGAGTTTTCTGTAAACAAAGTAACTAGAATAGGTATAGATGCTGCGTCAAGCTTTGTTGCAGCAGAAGGTGTTCCTTTTTGGTGGTCTGAGTCAGGAATACACACACTAGGAACAGACCAAGTTTCTGGTCAAGGTCAAGAACAAAATATAAGTTTATCAACTATACAAAGTAAATGGGATGAGATAAGTTCAGCAGTAAGAAAAAGAGTTGTTGGTCAATACGATCCTGTAAATAAAAAGATATATTGGGCTTATCCAGACAATAATGAAACAGTAGTAAATACACTAAAGTACTTTCTTATACTTGACATACCGTTACAAGCGTTCTATCCTTGGGAAGTAGAAAGACCTCCAACAGTTCTTGGAGGAGGAAACGCAGGTATAGTAAGGGGAGGACAAAGGGTAGTTGGTCTCTGTTATTTTCCTGAGTATTCTACAACAGATACAGGGTACAACGTAAAGTCAAACAATTACATTGACGATGTTTGGTCTGACCAAGATGGTCCTGATGTAAACATGGGTTCCTTGGTGATTGGTGAGTGGTACAGTATAAAAACTGTAGGAACCTCAGACTTTACTGCTGCAGGAGCAGCCAACAATAATGTAGGTACTATCTTTCAAGCAGATAACGCAGGATCGGGAACAGGTGTTGCAAGAGTAGTGAAAAATGTAAACATAAGTAAAGAGTTTATACCTGACACTGCAGACCCTAAGATTGGTGTATTGTTTACCTACGGAGGACAAAGGTACGTTTCTGTAGCTTTCTTTTCATCACCAACATTTTACGACTTTGATGATCCTGACGCTAGCTACTCATCTTTTGCTGTTACTGGTTATGATTTCATGGGTGATGGGTTAGTAAAGAAAAACTCACCTTACATAGTTGTTCACAGTAGAGTAACAGAAGAAGGTTTCACAGGTAACTCTACAGACGGTTATGAATCTATAAGACCGTCATCTCTGAAAGTTTCTGCTGCTTGGGACTTTAGTGAAACATTTGGTACACCTCAGCAAGCTTATAGGTTTAAGTATCCTATACTACCTGATTCAGATAACTTAGATAACTTTAATTATCCTGATGATGTCATATCAACTAGATTAAAAATACGTGGACACGGAAGATCCGTTAGAATTAAATACGAAAGTGAGGCAGGGAAAGACTTCGTACTCCTAGGTTGGAGTATAGTTCAAGGAAGGAATCCTAGATATTAATGCCTGAATATATAATTAGGGATGCTACCCAAGATGATGTCTTGGATATTGTCCTAGCAGTAAAACAATTTTGTAAAGAGATACCTCACCCTGCTTGGTCTAAGATAAACACTAACAAGATTAACGAATTAGTCACTACTCTGATAGACCACGAAGTAGGTTTTGTAAAAATAATAGACTATGACGGTGAGATAGTAGGTGCTCTAATAGCAATGGTTACTGAGCTACCTATCAATGACTTTAGGTTTTCCCAAGAGTTAATGTTTTGGATTGACCCTGAACACAGAAATGGTAAAACTTCAATGAAACTAATAAACGAGTACACACTCTGGTCTGAACAAGTTGGTTGTGACTTTGCTAGACTATCTGAATTAGATAGTATTCTTAGTAATAGAGCAGGTGTTCTTTTTAAACGTAAAGGCTACAAGCCTATAGAAACAGCATACATAAAGGAAATATAATATGGCTATCTTTACAGCGTTACTAGGTATACCTGCAGCCACAACTATTGCAGGTATTGGTATTTCGGCAACAGGTGTAGCTTTAACTGCAGGGACTGTAGCAGTAGCAGGTACAGTTAAAAGTATAAGAGAAACTAAAAAAGCCCAAAAAGCACAAACACAAGCCGCACAAACTCAAATTGAAATGCAAAGACAGGAAACAGCTAGAGCAAGGAGGTCTGCTATTAGGTCTTTCCTTGTAAGGAGAGCTAGAACAAGACAAGAAGCTATAGCAAGAGGTATGGAAGGATCGTCAGCTTTTCAAGGTATAACTGCAGGTGCTTCTTCTCAACTAGGAGCTAACATAGGTTTTAGTACTATGATGTCAGGCTTAGGTGCTCAGTATACATCTTTAACAGGACAAGCTAATTTATTCCAAAGCAGAGCAAATGTTGCTTCTAGTATCGCAGGTCTTGGGTTAACTGCTGCTCAATACTTTGGAGCTAGAGTACCAACAGCTAAAGTACCAACAAACTAATAAGGTAAAAATATGGCAACTCTTCTAACACTTGAAGACGATATAGCAAATGAATTAGCTCTGTCTGCTAACTCTGAAGTTGACAGGGAAACCTTTAACCCTTTCAGTCAAGTTGAGCGTGTAAAAGCTCAGGAAATATCTATCGCTACAGACATCCCTCTAGACCAAGTAGAGGCTGAGAGACAAGCAGGTGACGCAAGTGCTGAGACTGCAGCTAAGACCAACGCCTTGAACTTTGATTACGCTTTAACAATAGACCAAGCGTACAACGATGGCTTGTCTGCTGAAGAAGTAGCAGAGATAATAGAAGAAAGAAAAGCTAAGGGAGATGATATGACCCTTAGTGAGTATTTTCTTATACAGAACCTTATGCTTTCTGATAACGGTGTAAACAGTTACGCTGCTAGAACACTGACAAACATGGAAGTCTGGAATAGATTGCTTCAGAAAGAACTAGAAGCAAACGATCAGTCTGGTATGTCAAAGGTTATGTCCTTTCTTGACGTAAATGTTTTACGAGAGCTAACTATAGGGGCTTTTGAAAACGTAACCTTCAGATCAAACAGAGAAGGCAAAGACATTCGTGAGGCTTTCAACAATCTAAAACCTGCAGAATTTGAGGAATGGGCTAAGGATTATATAGAAGAGAGAAAGTCTGAGGGTATATTTTCTGAAGATAGTATCTGGAACTTATATAAAGCAGCAAACGATGCGACATACTTAGGTGATGATCCTATGGCAGGTGTAAACGCAATGTTTGGTGTAATAGATATAGCAGCACTAGGGTCTCTCTCAACAACAAAGTCTGTACTAAAAGGTGCTAAGACTCTAGCTCAAGAGACAACGACAATACCAAACAAGATAGCAGGTATCTATAAGTCAAGAAGACCCATTGATAGTGTCGCTGTTATGTCTGATGAGTCTACAGCAGGTGTCGTAGCAACAAGACAAGTTGATGAAGTAGGTGCTCAGACAGATGAGATAGCAGCAGGACGTACACTTCCCGAAGAGCTAGACCCTGTAGGAAGTCCTGTAAGTAGACCAAGCGGTGTTACTACCAGACAAGGTTCAAGAAAGACTGTTCTTACTGAGAAGCTAGAGGAAATGAACAGAGCAGGTTCCTTTGGGGAGTACATTCCTCGCACAAGTCTTGAAGCAGTTGCAACAAATATAGCTACAAAGATAGCTACAAGCGTTAATGATGTTGTTGTCAACAGCAGAAGAATTATTGACGAGGGTTCTGATGATTTTAAAGTTGTTGTTAGACTAGGTAAAGACGGTACAGGCTCTGCTTTTAGAAGAAAAATGGATGCTGAAGCTGTGGCTAAACAAGATCCTAGCTTAAAAGTAGTGAAGAGAGAAGAAGGTAGGGGTTGGTTTGTAGAAGCTGAGGAAAGAGTAAATGTTCTTGGCCTACCAGATGAATTAGATAGGTTTGACAAAGGTAACTTTGTGTCAGATGCTATCAACAAAGTCTTTGGTGCATCAACTGTAAGATTAGGGGACAAGCTAGGCGGTAAATTTCTACAGGCTGAAGCAGGTCAGGCTCTTATAGGAGACTTAGTAAAGCCATACCAAAAAATAATACGTGCTGTAAAAGGTAAAGAACTTCAGAACTTGTCAGACTTCATGACACAGTTACGAGATGGTGAGCTTTCTTACATGAGGCAAGCTCCTACAAGAGAATCCTTTGAAAGTCTGTACACAACTATGTACGGAACTAGACCAAAGAGGTCTACCGTAGACGCATACGAAGCTTTACAAGATATAAACGACACTACTTGGCAAATAAAATCTTCTGAGAGACTAAAGAGAACTGTTGCTGAAGGTGGCGTGTATGTCAATATTACTGAGCAGTACGGTGACATAGGCTACAGGGTTTCTAATGTACCTGACAATGAGTTTATTCTTGACTTAGCAGCAGGAAAGTCTAGGAAGTCTACCTCAAAAAGTCTTAACCCTGACACACCAGTATTTAAAATACCTAACACATTCTTAGATCATCTGTACGTAACCAACGTAGACTCAGTAAGAGTTCTTGAGCGTGTAGATGTAATGCCTTATAACGTGGGTGGTCCTAGAACAAACTCAGAGTTTAGATACTTTGTGGGTACTGTAAGAGAACAAAAGCTAGTCTCAGGTAATACAGTATCTGCAGGGTTCAAAACACTACTAGGTTCTTTTGGGCAAAAGCAAGCAACTATAGCTGTTGATCAAATTAACGCAATAACACGTAAGGTTAGAACCCTTATGGATGAAATGAATGTTGCTGATATAGAAAATCTTAGACTGTCTCAGTCACAATACGATGAACTAGGTGATATAATACGTGCCAACAACGATTGGAACAAACACATAGTAGACCTAGAGGATTTACAAAGGCTAGCTAGAGATTACAACTTCAGGTTTACTGAACAGTTTGTAGCTAGAGCAAGGGATCAAAAGGTTTCTATTCGTGAGGCAGGTGAAGATCCTGCAAAAGTAAACGCAACCTTTGGTGAAGTAGTTGGTGTTAGACAAAACATGAAGCGTGGTGATGCTCCTCTTATGGAGTTTGGTGGTAAGAAAGCTACCAACGCTAGCCCTATCTCTAACATCGCTGATCAGTTTGGATCTGAAGCTTTTGGTTATGCTAATCGTGCAGCATCACAAACAGCTATGGTTGGTTGGGTAAAGCTTGCAGAGAAAGCTGAGGGTCTTGTTACATTTCCTAGGGGAGTGCCAGAGAATGACTTCTATAACAGGTTCATGCAAGCAGAAGTAACCAAGACAGGTAAGTTCAATGATCTAGCTGCACAACTAAGAGAGCAGCAAGAAATAATCAAACGAAGAATGAACCAGTCTACTTGGTTGAGTGATAAGTGGGAAGGTTTTACATCGTCTGCTACTGAAGCTATCTTTGAAACAACAGGTAAGAAACTTGATTTAACCAAGACTGATCCTGCGTCAAGACTTTTGCAGGTTGGTTTCTACTCAAAGTTTGGATTCTTTAACCCTGATCAACTTGTTCTTCAGGCATTACACTCTTTGACTATAACAGGTATATCACCAAGGCAAGGCTTAAAGGCTATGGGTCTTGTGTCACCTATGTTTGTTATAGCTAATCTAAGAGATTCTGCTACTAGATCACTTGCTATACAACGTCTTGCTAACTTTTCTAAGATAGAAGTTGAAGAGCTAAACAAACTTGTAAGGTATATTGATGAGAGTGGACGAAATATAATTGACAACCAAGTCATAGAACTACAGGCTCCCCAAAAGTTTGGTGCTTCAAGTACTCTGGCAGGTAAAGGTCAAGAAGCTGTAGGTAAATTCTTGGATACTTCTACTCTATTCTTTAGAGAAGGTGAAAGAGTTTCTCGTCTAGTTGGTTTAATGACAGCTTTTCTTGAGCATCGTGCTAAACGTCCTAACATTGACCCTCTGTCACCAGAAGGAAAGCTATGGATTGCTAACCGTGAACAGGATTTAACTTTTAGAATGACTACACAGTCTAGAAGTTTTATTCAGAGTGGTCCTATGAGAGTTCCTACACAGTGGCTAACCTTTAGTTTAAGGGCTATGGAGAATATAGTTATAGGAAGAAACTTCTCTGTAGGTGAAAGAACAAGAATGTTCCTAGTTATGGGACCGATGTTTGGCCTAACAGGAATTGGTGCAGGTAGAATGGCAGGGTACTTTACTGAACAGTTAGGTTTTGACCCTAGTGATCCTCAAGCTATTGAAACCCACAATAGAATAAAGTATGGCTTGATAGATGCACTACTGTCTAACCTGCTTGGTACAGAAACTGCCTATGCTCAACGTGTAGCACCTTTAGGTCAAATACAGGATACCTACAGAAAACTCTTTGATGAGAGTTTGTTGACAACACTCTTTGGTCCATCAGGTGAAATATCTAAAGATATGGGTGTAGTGGCTGTTAATGCTATCAAAGCTATGATGGGTGGCAGAACTGAAATGGTTCGTGAGGATCTAACTCAGTTAGTTAGGAACCTTTCATCTGTTGACAAATACGTAAAAATAAGAGAGCTAATAGAATCAGGTAATTACAGAAGTAGGACACGAAAGTTAGTCGTTAGTAACCTAGACCCTGAGGCTGCAGCAGCAGTTCTATTCGGTGCAACCCCTGCTCCTGTACAAAACTACTATGATTATCAGGAAATGATATTTAAGAAAAATAACAGATATAGAGATATGTCTAAACGTCTTAAATCAAAAGCAACTCTAGCTCTTTCCCTCTTGACAGAGGGTAACGAATCTGATATGATAAGAGGAACTAAACTATGGGAAGAAATCAACGATGAGATTTGGTCTTCTAGTTTATCCAACAGCCTAAAACTTGAGTTACAAAGAAGTTTAGTTAGGGTTGCAGCAGTTCCTGACATAATGAGAAATGCTATGCGTCTTGGCCTTGAGTTTGACGCACAACTTCTAAACGAACAAGTAAGATAAGGAAAAGATATGGCAGGTTTTGCAATAGACATGGGTGACGAGGGCGCAGCCTACTCAAGAGGCGTGAATATGCCTAGTTACTCAGGTACAGAAGCAGCAGTAAGCGGTCTTACCTCTCTAGGTCAAGGTGTTTTTAAGACACTAGATTCTATGGATAGAGCTAGAAGAGCCGCAGCACCCACTGAGGCACAAAAAAATAAGGCAGCATTTGGAGCCTTGTCTACAGGTGTAGATGAATTACAAGGGTTAGCTCCTTTACAGCAAAGATCTAAACTAATGAGTCTTATCTCAACTTATACCAACGCAGGTAATGAGATAGGTGAGTCTGAAGCTCGTATGATAAAGTTGAAAACTGGTATAGATGTAGACTATATCAACATGAACCCTCAACAAGCTGCCTTAAACAGTGCGGTTGAGAAAATCTCAGCTAATACAGGCTACCTATACAACGCAAGAAAAGTTTTGGAAGCAGGTGGA